TACTTAGTACTCCTATTGAACCTCCTAATCCCATCATTAACCAGAAGGCGCCTCTCCAACGGTTAGCGGTAGCTTTTAGATCTTTAACACTGTCCCGCATTTCTTTCATGTCTTCTTGCATAGCTTCAACTCTTTCTTCTAGTCTAGCTAAAGCAATTTCTAATTTTTGTTCTTGTGACATCTTAGTCTCCGTTGAAAGTTTCATTATTATAGTTTATCCATCTCAGCTTTTACTTGTGCCCATGTAACACCAAAGTCATTTGGGTCGGAACTTTCTATTGCATTACCATTTTCATTTTCACCAGTAATTTTTTTAAACATAGAATTAAATTCTGTTTCATTAGTTGGTAAACCTCTACAAGCATAGGGTGCAAGTTTAAGATTATTTAATGCTTGTGTTAATTTCTTTATATCACTCATGGTGCTATCTCCAAAAATTGTATATTATAACCAAAACCAGATACTCCCCAACCATCTGTCATATACCATCCTGCAGAAGTGTTTGTTCCTTTAACATAATATCTGTAAGTTATAGCTGTACCAGCTGCCTGACTAGCATTGTGTAAATAAGTTGTTCCTGCAAATGGAAATAGATGGTTATTTGTAGCATAATTAACATGGGTATGATTAGTTAAATTCGATGCATAACTATCTAAACTACTTCTTATTGCAATTGTAAATATATTATTAACATCCATAGTTTGAATACCTAAACTAGAAATTATTAATATTTTAGAATTTGCAACAGATGTTGTTATAGTACCAAGTGTGGCTGAATTTACATAGGAACTAGAATTTAAAGAACCAGTATCGTTATGTGTATTCATAATAGTTTGAATAACAGAACCAGTTGGCATATTAGCACCAGTTAAGGCTGCCATTTTACTCTGAGCTATCGCAGCACTTGCATTTATTTGTGTATTGGTTAAAGTACCATCGGTAACTCCAAGAGCTTTTATTTTTGTGATACTCATTGGACAATCTCCGTAACTGACATTAGCCTATAATCACTGGCACTCCAATTAAATTCTGCATTACCTGTTACAGCATAAGCATAAAGCTTTATTGTCATTGCATTTGTATGTAGAGGAGTAAAAGTAACTCTTATAGGTGTTTCAAAATAATTATAATCTGAATCATTCCAAGATGACATTGCTATATAACTTCCAGGTCCATCAATATAAACACCATTAGTAGTATCATAAGCAAAAAATCTATTATATCCTGCAGATGCACTATTTCTTGAAGCAACTGCTGTTTCATATATACAAAGACTATTTGGAAACTTAGGAGTAAATGTTAAACTATAATTTGTTATATTACTAGTATTTCCTGCAGTAATTGTAGTGTTAGATTGTTGTGCCCACCCAGTTGTTACTTGACATACACTACCAACTGGATAATGGTTATTTGTTAATATACTTGTCATGATATTCTCCTATACTGCATACCTAATTACTACTATTCCAGCAGAGCCATTAGCACTACTCAAATTTGACCCACCATCTTTAGAAACACCACCAGCACCATTTCCAGTATTTGCACCACCTTCAACTACAGAATTTCTAAGACCAGTAGATCCACTACCACCTTGAGCATAAGTAATGTTATTACCAGTTCTAAAGTTATTTGCTCTACCAGCACCACCAGCTATATTTGTATTGTTAGCACCTTGTCCAGCACCTCCAGCACCACCACCAGAACCAGCACCTCCACTTGGATATGCTGCACCAGCACCACCAGCATTTCCATAACCAGTTACATTTGTAGTTCCACTATATGTATCTTGAGTAGTTGCTCCACCGGCTTTTTGACTTTCTGAACCACCAGCACCATTTCCACCAGCACTGCCAGCAGTATCATAATCACCAGCGCCACCACCACCTTTTGCAGTAAAACCATTAAATGTACTATCACCACCATTAGAACCAGAAGCATATAAACTTGTGGACCTTGCTCCACCAGCACCTACAGTTATTGCATAATTTCCAGGAGCTAAAGTTTGAGAAGTTCCTTCAACTAAACCACCAGCACCTGCACCACCAGTTGAACCATTGTTACCTTCAGAAGGTGCAGATCCTCCTCCACCACCTACTATAAGAAAATCTATTGTTAATGTAGTGCTTGTTGAAAATCTATGAGGTCCTGCATTTAAAAAACTATGTGACCTATAATTAGTTCCACCTAATTCGTATTCTTGTACTACGCCACCAGTAGTATGAGTAAAGGTTGAAATACCTGCAGGAATAGCAACAGAACCACCATCAGCAATAGTAAGAGCAGCATCACCATCTGTGTATTGTATATTTTGTACTTTTAAAATTGATGTCATTCTGTTCTCCTATCCTATTAAATGTCCTGTCCAATAATTACTATTAGCATTAGTTCCTGACCCAACATTATCACCTTGGCCTATTTCTCTAGTACTACCACTTCCTTGAAAAGCATAAATTTCTATGTAATCATTTGCAGCTAAATCAAATACAGTAGAACTTTGTAGACCAAATGTTATATTTATTTCTGTAGATTGATGGTGACCATACTTAAATGTAGAGCCATTTTTATACCATATTAAACCTACTCCTGCACCAGCTACTGTTGTTTGCATAGTTAAATAAACACTCATAAAATATTTTCCTGCTATTGGAGCAGTAAACTTATCACTTGCAAAGTTACCTCCTACATCATAAGCTTCTGTTTGCCAAGTCATTTTTGTTATTGTACCACTAGCTACAGATTGCCCTGCATTTTTTCCTACTTCAAACATAGGTCTAGCAGGAGTAAGTATTCTACCAGTACTATCTATAGTTAATCCTGTAGTACCACCAGTATGTTTTACTGTTGCTGTTTTTATTGTTGCTGCAGCTAAATCATTAGCAACAGTAGTTGTAGCATCAGTCACTGTTACTCTATCAGTATTAGCAGTTTTTAATTTAACCTGATCGTTTACTAAGAGATCGACTCCAGAGTCTTGATCTCCACTTGAATTCATTATTTTATCTGCGTGTATTGTACTTGTCATAATTTAGCCTATTAAAAATATTTGTGTTGAACGATATATGCCTTCATGGCAAGCAGTATTAGATGCAGAATATCTAACTGTTGAAGTTATTGTATCATTTACAGAAGCATTTATAAAAGTACTTCCACCTAAAGGCAACCAATTACCACCAGTTCCAGGATTAATATAATAAATATCTCTTTGTGAAGAATTTTGTACAATTCTAATATAAGCATGACCTCCATTAGAACCATAAACCATTGCATTAACGTTTACATAATATAAACCAGCAATAGGACAAGTAAATGTATTATTTGCAAAATTACTACCAATATCAATTTCTTCTGTCCATTGTAAAGTGTGGTCTTGGTCAACTGCATAACCATTAGAAACACTAATCCTTACATTATTTCCTATAGCTCTTACCATAGGTCTAGTTGGAGTAAGCACTCTACCAGCACTATCTATAGTCATAGCAGTAGTACCACCAGTACTTTGAATAGTTCCTGTTTTTAACCCACCTGATAAAGAAGGATTACCAGATATAGTAGCACCTGAAGCAGCTAACGTCTGCCCACTTGTAAGCGTAACAGTTGTACCTGTATTTCCTTTTATTTCGTCTACATGTAATTTACTCATTATATCACCGTAAATGTACCATTCACAGTTATGGTCACTCCATTATTAATTGTTACTGGTCCTATTACACTACCATTTTCACCTGAAGCTATTGTCTGGCTAGTTGCTAGTGTATTAGTATTTATTCTAATTGGCGTAGCACCTCTAGCTAACTGTGAACTTAATTTAGCTGCTGTTACTGTACCATCAGCTGGTGTAGTTAAAGATCCTGTTTCACCTAATACTATTATATAATCTATTACATCATTACTTGTAAGTGCAGAAGCAAATACAATGTTACTACCATTTAAAGTATAAGCATCAATAGGTGCTTGTGTTACTCCGTTTAAACTTACAATCATTGATTCAGCACTAGCTGGAGTATAAGCTACACCTGCACGTTGCAAGGCAAAAGTTGCTGTAGCTGACGTAGTAATACTGTCTAGCTTTATGAACTCTCCTTGTATTAATTGCTTACCTATATAGGGCATATTGTTCTCCTTTTATTCTGGATTATTTATTTTAGGTAAACTATCTAAATAATCTTGTTTAGGGTTATAATCAGTAACTACCCATTTACTTCCATCATATTTACAATTTTGTTTGGTATCATCAAACTTTGGTGGCTCAACTTCACAAACATCAGGAGGCATATGCCATATCCCTTTTTCTAATGGACTTTCATGTACTATCTCTGGGTGTCCAGTATTTATGTTCCAAACTGTTTTATCGTTACTCATATTTACCTCTAATATTTAATACAAAATTTAACTGCCATACCAAATGGTCTTGTTTCATTATTAGCAGCATCAGAATTTTCATAATTACCATAAGTTCTATTGCTTGATGTTGATGTTATAGGACCAACATCATTACTAGTTGAACTTAGTTGAGTACCTTGAGAACTACCACCCCAGTTACCATGTGGGTGAAAAAATCCTACTGGTACATCTACCCAAGCATAATAGTTATGGTATGTATGTCTTGTTCTTGCTTGATGATTCATTATAGATTGTATTTTTTTAGTTCCTGCAGTTCCACCACTATAAGCTATAGATGAATAAGTTTGATCTCCACTACCTCTTAAAAATGTTGCTCTTAAATCTGGTACATTAAATGTATTAGAACCATCTCCAGTTCCATACGTTGTTCCTACTACAGCAAATAATGCTGAATAAGTTGTTCGACTAACTGCAGATCCATCACAAGCTAAAAACCCAGTTGGTAATGTATCTTTTGGATAAGATATAATAACACCTACTAAATCAGTTCCATATCCTGCTGGAAGATTAGCAGCAGTTAAAGCTGCCATTTTACTTTGAGCTATTGATGCACTATTATCTATATCCGAATTTGTAATAGCTAAAGCTCCTAATTTACTTTTAGCTATAGCTGCACTACTATTTATTTGAGTATTAGTTATAGTGTTATCTGTAATGCTTGCAGCTGTTATTTTTGATAATGCCATTATTTACTCTCCAATGCTTCTATTCTTTTTATAGCTTCTTGCAAAGCTGCTGTTAATACAGGAACTAATTTAGCTGGGTCCATTTGTTGTGGTTCAATATCTTCGTATGTTTCTTTCCAAGTTGAACCTTCAGGATAAGTTGTTTCACCTTTCGGACTTGCTTCTTCATCATCACCATCATCTAATCTTTTATCAAAATCTTCTTTTTTAATTTCAGAAGCTATCATGTTGCCTTCTTTATTTAGAACAACACCTTCATAAGTTTTAGTTGCATCTTTTTTACCAGATACAGCATAATCTAATATCTCATCTACTTCGTGAGCAAAGAAACCATCTTGTCTTATACCACTCTTTTTCCATTTAAAATTATATGGCTTTAATTTTTTGATAGTACCTATTGCATCTTCTATAGGTTTTTCATCTGTCTTTTCTCTATAGTCAGATATTGATTGATAGCTTACACCACTACCACCAATAATTCTTATACCACCATGTCTTGTACCATTTCTTTGAAAGAAAAAGTCATCATGTTGTCTGCCATTGTTAGTATCGTTATTAACTACTCTGAATTGAACATCACTATAATAGGAATAGGTTGGCATATAAATACCACCTTTATTATTACCAAGACTATATCCTACAGTTAATTGTTTGCTTGTATCGCCTGGATAATTTTGACCACTATAAGATAGTGTTACTTGTCTAGTATCGTGTTTCATAAAGAAACCCATACTACCACTTGTTTTTATACCAAAATGTGTAGAGTTTTGTGTGTACCACATATTAGTGCCACCATTATAGGTAGCTGATTCATAGCCACTTACAGCATAATTACTGTTTCCTGAATCTTTAAAATATAAGGCTGTTCTATCAGATGAATTAACTGAAAATTGCATTTGACCAATATTAGAAATTCTAACTCTTTCAGTAGTTCCAGCACCAGTACCAACTTCAAAAGCTATACCAGTTCCACCAGCAGCATTTTCATATTTAGCTTGTATTCTTGCTGACGTACCTTGAGCATTACCATCATTGGTATAAAAATCTATATACCCACCAACATCTCCAGCAACAACACCAGAGTTCATATCTTTTAATGTTATGTTTGGAGAAGCACCAGTAGAGCCATTAAATATTTGTACACCAGTAGATGTTGTTTCAAACTTTGTACTATTATTATGTCTTAGTTCAACTTTTCCACTATCAAAGAAAACAGCACCAGTTTTATTCCCAGCTTGATTTTGAATATATAAGTCATCAGCTTTTATTCGTAAATTAGCAGAACCAGTTTCTTCTATAAAAGAACTGTTATTAGAACTATCATGCCTAATTGTTAAATCAGCGCCATCTCCAAATGTAAGTTTAGCATCATCAGCAAACTCTAAAGCATTATCTGATTTATCCCATACAACATTATAATTAGCACCAGTAAAAGTTACATCATCTTGTAGTGTTGTTGTGCTACTTGCTGATAAAGTAGTTCCACTTATAGCACCACTAAATGTAGCAGTAGTACCTACTAGCCCACTAGTAAACGTACCAGATGTAGCAGTTAAAGCCTGATCGGTTGGATGTGAAATACTTTGTACTGCTAACTCGTCATATATAATATAAAAGTCATCTGTTCCTGCAACACTACCTGTAGTTGTTAATGTAGTTCCATTGACTGAATAAGC